GCCCTCTGGAGTCTATTTTACGTCCCCTAGCGGCAAGATTGCTGGTATGGCAGGCGTAGGTAAACAAGGAGATATATGGATGCTATGCACCCCAGTTATCCATGAAAAACCAATTTTATTTGCAAGAGAGGCAAAGCGGTATGTCGATAGCCGTACTGAGCCACTCCTTTGGAATAAACTTGACTACAGGAATAAGGTACACTTAAAATTACTCAAGTTCCTTGGCTTTAAATTCTTACGTAAGTTTGAATGGGGGCCGAATAATGTAACATTTATAGAATTTTGCCGTGTGCGTAGACGCTAATGCTGGTGCTAGAAGAGCAGCCAGACAAAGAAACAAAGAAAAGCATGCTAACTTCCAACAAAAGAGCTTAATGTTCTTTAACAAGGAAACAAGTTTAGCAAGAGCTCAAAACAGAAATGTAATGGGGTACAGTCGTGACCTCAGTGATGCTTACGTAAGAGCTATTTATACTCAAGGTAAGGGTCGTTTAAGAAATCAGAAACTCGTTGCAAACTACTTTGGTAAAAAGAAAATTGATCAAGGTGGTAGAAGTAGAACATTTGGTAGGAAACAATACCAAGGGTTACTTAGAAGTCAAGCAGAGATAGAAGGTGTAACACGTAACATGTTTGGTAGAAACATGGCGTATGCTCAAGAAGGTGCAAGACGTAAGTTCCAAGCTGCTAATGCTCAAGCTAGACAAAAGCTAGGTATTCCTCCAGCATTTGGTGCTCCAGTTATGTTACCTCCAACAGATTACTTTACAGGTGCACTACAACTTGCAAGCACAGCTGCAAGTATATACGGTGGATTCGGTTTCGGATCTGGCGGTGGAGGTGGAGGTTAAATGTCATCATCATTTCAGAACGTCGTAGGTACGCCACGAGATGCCGTTCCTGATATAAGTAAAACTAATTACTTACAAACGTCTCCAGACATGAGTGAAGCTGTCAATGAAGACAGTGAAGAAAGAATAAAAGACACTAAACAGTTCTTTGACCAAATGGTAGAACTAGAGGAACTAGCCGCCAGTAAAATGGATAAGCGGCTAGCTGCTCTTTCAAGTATTGCAGGCGATGTAGGTACTATCCGAAAAAACTTAATAGCAAAACAAGCTGACGACCTTGCTAAAAAATTACTAGAACCAGAAGAGCTTGAGTTTCAAAAACAAATAACTAAGGTTGTTGACGCAACAGAAAATAATGCTGCTTTTCAAGAAGGTCAAGCTTTAGGTGAAATTAACCGTGATAACACTTTAGGTCTAGGAGAAAAACTTGATCTTAGTATGGGAATTATTCCCCGAGAACAACTCGATGGTAAAGTACTTGAGCATGTGGCATATCCTATTGCTATGGGTAGACCTAAAACTGTTCATGATCTTTTAAATAGGTATAATGCTAGTGCCGCAACTTCACAAGAAGAATTTACAACTAAAAGACGACAAGCTTTAAATGCTGTTTATAGAACCGCAATCTTTAACTGGATTGCATCAGGTGGTGATCCTACTGACAAACGTTTTCAACGTAAATTATTTGAAACAGTTTTACCAGTATATAATAAAGAACTAGACTTAGCACAAGATCGGTTTCTTTATGATTTAGAAAAAACTCAACAAAATGAAAGAACAAGAGTCATAGATACAAGACTTACTAAAAGTGTACTAACTAAACAATCTAACTTTTATGGTCCAGATGGTATAATTGCTCAAGTTAAAGCTGAATTAAATTTAAGTAAACCAGAAGCAGAAGACTACGTTTATAAACGTGTAGGACATTTAGTCAGCACAGGTACACTTACACCTCAACAAGGTCAAACAATAATGGATGAGTTGCCTTTTACACCTGATGGTGAAAACGGTAAAACATATAAAAGTAAAAATATTTATTTAGAGTCTATACAAAATAAAGATAGTGTATTTTACGCTAACGCTAGCGGCAGAGCTCAAAGACTTTCAAAAATTATAACCGAAAAACAAATAGAATTAGATAAATTAGCAGTAGACACAAGTAATCTAAAAGCTAAAGAGTTTGAGATAAAGGAAATAAATCCTTTAATAGCAGACAGTGTTAATGGTACACTAGAAACCTCACAGATAAAAAGTTTGTATGAAGAGTTTGTTGATCCTGATGGTTTTTATATAGAAGGTGAAACTAAGATTCCTACTTCGTTACAAAGTATGCACAATAAAACGCATACAGGTGGAGTTAGAGATAAGCAAGTTTTACTTGTTGACGAATTTGCAAATCAAATTAATGAAGCTGTAGATGGTATAGAGCTTTTGTACAGACAAAAACAGACTTTAGAAGCTGGACCTAAACTTGGAAAGACTGATTCTAACGCTGTTAAAAGATTACAAGCTGAATTTTTAAAAGTGTTATATGGTGAAAATGGTAAAGAACTTGAAGCTGTAAAAATGGCTATAGGTCAAAACCAGTATACATTTGACGACAAGGTGCGTGAAATTGAAGCAGATCTTTTAAAAAGGTTTGATGCAATTATAGCAGAACCACCTATAAAACCATTAGGTGAGTCAGTTCGTGCTGCATTAGAACTTAGAAATCAGGTTTCAGAAAATCCAGATTTACTATACAGCAAAACAGCTCTTGAAGGAGAAGATGTAAATAGGTTATTTGATTATCTTAATACTGGTGGAGAAAGAAATAAAGACTTAGGAATGTTTTATAAAAATGCACGATTTAAAATTGTTGAAGATGGTCAGGTTAAAGTACTAAGCGGCTATGAAGCTGCTGAAGTTCGAGGTAAAGAGCTTGGTCTGTATGATCAAAAAGATAAAAAGTTAATGAACTTTAATGCTAAGATTCTAAAAGATTACAAATTAGTTAATGATGTAGAAAACAAAACTACTGCTCAAAAAGTTAGTAATGTGTTTTTTCAAGGTGATCCAAAAAAGCTGAAAGACTTTCTAATTCAACACGCTATCAATAGAAGTGGTGGTACAAGTCAAGCTGAAGATGATGGTTATTCTTTTACTAGAGCTGGTGGATCTTATGATAGAACAGGTTTAACTGGACTTAGTGGACAGCAACTTGTTAATCTTGCAAAAAGTGGATCTACCGATTTTGGTCGTTATAAACTTAGTAAAGAAAACATACTAGAGTTAGATAAAGAGGGTAGAATAGATTACAGTAAACCTTTTACTGAAGATAGACAAAGTAAGGCTGTTTTAGATATTATGGCTTTAAATACTAATCGCCAAAATTCTATCAGTGGTGCTGTAACTGAAGAAACTAAAAACTTTAGAAAGTTAAGTAATTTTACACTCGAAGAAAACGAAGTTATTAAACAAATATTTCCTAACTTAAGTAAAAACTACTTTGCTCAGTTTTCAACCTTAGACAGGGAAGTTGCTAACTTACTACTTAGTGACCTAGAAAGATACCAAAAGAACCTTGACAAACTTCTTGCAGAAGATAAGGCAAAAGAAGAAGCAGAAAAATTAAGAAGATCAAAATTAAGTAAACGAGAACTAAGAGGCAGATGACTGATTCCTATGGAATAACCGACGAGAATGTCGATTTAGCTGCTGAACGTGTTGGAGATTATCTAAAAGAAATTGAAGAAAGAGATGCAGCACGAGCAGTAGCTGAAGAAGAAACTTCAGTAAATGAAGAACAAGCCTTAGCTCAACAAGAAGATCCCAGAAATGCGGAAACTTGGGGAGCTAAAGCTTTTATAAAAGAGGGTCAGTCCATCCTATCAGGTGGTTTACAAGATACTGCATCCTCTATTGCCACCTTTCCTGAGCGTACAAAAGATGCGTTATCAGGAGAAATGCAGCGAGAAAAGGAAGAGACTGGTACATATAAACCAGAATGGACTCCTTTTGACGCATACGATAACCCTATCGAAACTAAAACTTGGTGGGGTAAACAGCTAAGAGGTCTAGTACACTTTGGATCTCTAGCAGTTGGTACAATAGCAGCAGCTAAAGGTGTTGCAGCTACAGGAATTGTATCTATACCAGCTGGTTTAACTGCTATAACAAGTAGTACATTAGCTAGAGGTGCAGCTGTTGGTGCTGTGTCTGACCTTGTATCTAAAGAGTCAGACGAGCAGAACGCATTAGGTGCACTACGTGATAGATATGGCTGGGCTGATACCCCTATATCCACAAAGGATACCGACTCTCCTGTTATGATGAAGATAAAAAACATCGTAGAAGGTATGGGTTTCGGTCTATTCTTTGATGGATTAGCCTACACACTTAAGAAAGGTAGTCAACCTGTAATAGAACAGATTGTCAAACGTAACAAAAGTATAAAAGATCAAACTGTAGAAGCTGGTATAGCACAGTTGCGTAAAGGAGAAGCTGAATTTAGAGCTGACAAGAACGCACCTGTATCTGATGCACACCAAGGGGCACATACATCAGAAGTAGATCCACAGGTAGCTCGTGAACAGTTAGAACAAACTCGTAAAAAGTGGGGTCAGGAAGAAGGAGCTACAGGCTCTGTAACCAGACCGCTTGAGCGTGAGCGTATAGCACAAGAAGGAGCAACAGACGAAGCTACAGTCGAGCGTATTATGCGTGGACTTATGAGTAGCGATAAGTTTGCTAAAGAACTAGAAGCTGCCAAAGGTAGTAGACAGACTTTAGTTAATACATATAGAGATTCTATTGACGCTCACCAACGAATTACACAGGGTAGAAATGCTGCTGATATGTCTTCTGGTGAATATCTAAAGGAATTACTTGAAGCACAGCCTGACATAGTTGATGGAGAAGCTATTTGGACATCTAAAAATGTAGTTGTAGCTGACCTTGTTCTAGGTTCGTTAATGAAACAACTAAGAGACACAGGTATAGCTGCTCGTGAAATAGCTGATTTAGTAGACATTAATGATATTGATGGACCAGCTAAACAGATAGTTGACACTATGTTAACAGCTTTATACGAAACTAAGAAAGCTAGATTTATAAAATCTGATTCTTTTAGAAACTTAAAAGCTGGTAAACAGAGAACCGTAGCTATAGAAGATGCTGTTCAGCAATCCATAGCTGACTCTAAAGAGTCGATTATGTCCATACTTAAGATTACAAAGGACAATCAAGACGAAGACTTAATGAACGCTATGATAGAAGCTTTTTCTATGATGGATGATGTTAACACTCTTGAGGACTTTGACAACTGGGCTAAAAGAGTTATTAAAGGTGGTAAGTTAAGTGCAAATGACATTGACCGTACTGGTGCTCTTATACGAGAACTAGAAGGTGTAATGACTAACAGTGTACTATCTGGACCTAAAACTCCAATCCGAGCTATTACTGGTACAGCCAGTGCAACATTCTTACGTCCTTTATCTACAGCTCTAGGTGCTGCAATACGTTATCCATTTGATGGTGACGCATCTACAGTACGAGCAAGTCTAGCTGCTATTAATGGCATGGTAGAAGCTATACCAGAATCCTTTACAATATTTAGAACTAAACTAAATTCTTATTGGAAAGGTGATTTAGCTACTATAAAAACTAGATTCTCTGAGTTTAGTCGTGGCGATCAGAACTGGGAGCTAATACGTAGATGGGCAGAAGATAGTGGTAGAGCTGATTTGGGTGATGTAGCTGCATTTCGTGTAGCTAATATAGCTCGTAACATGAATGATTCTAACTTTTTAACATACTCTACAAAGATTATGGCAGCGACTGATGATGCTTTTGCATACATACTGGGTCGTGCTAAGATGCGTGAAAAGTCTATGCGTAGAGTTCTGGAGCTACAAGGTAATGGAATACAGACACCTAAGATTACTAAGAAACTAATGAAAGCATACGAAGATGATTTTTATGCACAAGTATTTGATTCTAACGGTAACTTAACAGATGAAGCTACTGCGTTTGCACGTAAAGAAGTTACTCTTACACAGGAGCTTACAGGCTTTGCAAAAGGTCTAAACGATGTATTTACATCTACGCCACTAGCCAAACCATTCTTTTTGTTTGCTAGAACAGGTGTAAACGGACTTGCATTGACAGGTAAATATACACCCGGTTTTAACTTTCTTGTAAAAGAGTTTAACGATATTGCGTTAGCTACTAATGCTAACTTAGATATGGTAGGTAAGTATGGTATTACTAATGCCACAGAACTTGCTAATGCTAAAGCTTTACAAACAGGTAGATTGGCGATAGGTGCTGGAGTAGTATTTATGGCTACACAGGCATGGATGCGTGGTGATCTAAACGGTAATGGACCAGTCGACAGACAGAAAAGACAGATGTGGATAGATGGTAAGTGGGAACCAAGAACTATTAAGATAGGTGCAGTTCGTGTTGGTTACGACCAGTTTGAACCATTTAACTTAATTATGTCTACTATAGCTGACGTAGGTGACGCAAGTGAACTTATGGGTGAAGAGTGGACAGAAACTGAACTACAGA